CTACTACTACTTTTAGAAGTAGTAGTAGCTTTTAATTTTTTATTTTCTGTTTCTAATTTTTCAATTTGATTTTTTAATTCTTTTTGTGTTTTTTCCAATTCAATAATTTTATTTTCTTTTTCTTGTATTTCTGTTTGATAAGTAACTTCTGCATTTACCAATTGTGTATAAGAACCATCAAAGAATATAAGACAAGCTGTTTCTGCTAATATAACCAAAGGTAAAATTATAATGAATATATTTTTCCATTTAATTTTTCTTTTATATTTTTTCATATGTCCCTCCTAAAACTCATAAGTCGTATCATGAATTTCATAATTTTCAATAAAAATTTGAGGTGTTACATTTCCCATAAATTCATTTAAGTTTGCTCTTCCTAAAATAGTAACATTCATAGTTTGATTTTTAGTTAATTTTTCTAAAAGACTTTCATCTTTAAATTTAATGTAAGTAATTCCATTAACTGTAAATTTTACTGTATCTTTGTTAGCACCAATTGCTTGAACACTACTTTTTGCTAAATGAAGATTTTCAATTGCAATTAGTGGTTCTTCCATACCTTGTCCCCATATTTCGTTTAACTCTCCTAAAGTTACAATTATGTCTTGTAAATATGGATTTTCTCCGTCTACAATTAAATCTACTTCATACACATTTTCATTAAAGTCTACATCTTTTAATTCTTCATCAGCATAATTTAAGAAGGTTTCTAACTTATTTTTTGGAATTGATACACCGTGTGCATTAGCGTGCCCAGTAGCATATTCAAAATATCCACTATCCATAAAAAATTGTCTTAAGTCAGGAATTGGTCCGTGATTAACTCCACGCGCACTTCCTCTTAAATATCCATCTGAATTTTCTCTTACTACACAAACTGGTTTTTTATATTTTGTAACCAATTGCATAGCTACTAATCCAGTTAAAGTATTATCGAATTCGTCATCATCTTCTACTTCAACTATAATTATTTTATGTTGGTCTAATTCTAATTTTTGTATTTTAAAGTCTAAATTTTCATAAACTTTTAATTTCATTCTATCTTGTCTATTTTTCGCATTAGTACAAATACGAACTGCTTGACCACAAACTGTTTCTGTATCTCCTGGTTTGTGTCCTCTTTTAGTGCTTGGTACTATTTCATTAGGTTCTATAAAAGCTCTAAATAAAGTTTCTTTTTCTTCTTGTGTTCCAACTCTGATTAAAGCATTTATTAATGGAACTATATAAAATGCTATTCCCGTTGGAGTAACTTTATTACCCATAGAATATGCTTGCTTTTCTACCATAGCCATTAAACCTAAATTTGTTATATTATTTATACCAGTATTAACAATATATCTTGTTTCTAAATCACAAAGCTCCATCATATCTCCAACCATTCCAATGGCTGTTAAATCTATTAAAGAATTTGCATATTTAGTACCCAAAATATTATCTAAGCAACAACAAAATTTATATGTTACTCCAGCACCACAAAGCGATTTATTTGGATAGTTTAATGATAATTGATTATTTACTACAATCGCATCTTGACTATAACCTAAATCAGATTCGTGGTGGTCTAAAACAACTACATCTATTCCTTTTTCGTGTAAAATTTTATGCTGCTCATAATCGTTGGAACTTGAGTCCGGTGCTATTACTAGTTGTACATCATCTGGTATTGTATCTACTATTAAACCGTGTTGTTTACCTTCGTGTACGCGCCAAACAATCTCTATGTTTGGGTTAATTTTTTTAATATATAAATAAATTATTGCTGCAGATGTATATCCATCTGTATCACTATCAATTTGTATAAAGATTTTACTATTATTTTTTATATGTTTTAATAGACAATTTGCGGCCGTTACTATATTGTCCAATAACATAAAATCATAAAGCTCTTTTTCAGAAGGAGCTAAAAACAAATTTAAATCTTTAATATGTCTTTCTTTTAAAAAGTTTTGTAAAAAATTATTGTCTGCTACTAATTCTGTTTTTTGTTTATAAATCATTTTCTGCTTTCACCTGTACCTTACTCATCATTATTTTTTCAAAAATCTCCTTTCCTCTATCTATTGGCGCATCCTTTATGCTCAATAAACCTTTAAAATCAAATAAGAAATAAAAATTACAATAATTTATATATTTCCTACAAATTTTTTCTAATTTGTAATAATAATCTCTAGCTTCCTGTGAAGCGAAATTATCAAATTCTTTATCGTAAGCTATAATAATATCTTTTACTCCTAATTCTTTTACTAACAATTCAACTTGTCTATAATTTAAAGAGCTTCCACAACTTGCAACAGATATATTATAATCATACATTTCTTCAAATTTTAAAACACTTTTTTCGCCTTCAAAAATTATCGCTGTTTGATATTTTTTAATATCTTCTTTATTTTGATAAAGTCCATATAAATTAAAGGATAATGGATGTCTATATAAAATGTTTTCAACTCTCAAAGGCATGTATTTTCCATAAAGCTGTTCTTCTTCAGGCTCAAGAGCTCTTCCCCTTATTCCTATCAATCTTCCATCAATATCATAATGAGGTATAACAATTTTGTTTCTATAAATATAATGACTAATTTCAAACTTACTCATTGATTTTTCAGTTATGCCTTCTCGCGCCCACTCTACCGTTAAATATGGACAAAATAATTCTAAAACTGTTTTATCATATTCTTGTAAAATAATTTCTTCATTTTCTTTTTTAGAGTCTATATTACTAATGTATTTTTCCTCAGTGGTGTCGCTAAAAATGTTGTACGCCGCGAGGTCAGCAATTGAATATACGACTTCATAAAAATTATAAGGCTGATGATTAACTTCTTTTACTCTTTTTATTAAATCAAAGATATCAAAGTTTTCGCTACATTCTGTATAACAATGAAACATATGACTATCTTTATAATAATATAGTTTCATAGAAGCATCTTGGTCTAATGGATTATGACAGATTGTAGGAAATATAATTGTATTTCCTTTATCTTCATAATTATCTGCGCCCAAATGAGTCATTATACTTATAATATGTTGTTCTGTTAAACTTTCTCTTAATTCCTGTAAATTAATTTTCATATTATATTAAATCCGCCAAAGAAACTTTTTTCTCAACTGTTCTTTCTTTTAATTCTTTAATTTCTTTGCTTTCTTCCTTTCTTTCAGATTGCAATTGTGATTGATTAATTATGCTTCCCATTTCATCACTAAATAAATATTCATTTGTAACTATACTAATTTCATTTCCATTTTGGTCAGTTAAAAATAAATCTTCAGTTCTACAAGTTCCTAAATCTACTTTACTCCAAATTCTTACTCTATTATATTTTCCTCTACGAACTTTATACAAATCTTGAACCTGTGTTGGTAAATCTTTTCCTAATTTTCTTGCAATTGCATCTACCTGTTCGTGGTCTTCTTGTGTTAAGGGTAAACTAATTCCACCAACATCTATTTTATCTGCAATAGCTTTTGAACCACGAATTAAATTATAATCTCTTATACCTTTATATTCTTTCCATTTTTCATTCAATTGAGTACCACTCATCATGAAAATATTAAGTTCATTTGCTAAATCTTTTAATGCTATACTTGTCATCATGAGAATAACATCTTCTCTTAAATTTAAATCTTTATATTCTGCAAGTAAACCTGGACTACTAAAAATATAATCATAAAAAACATATTGAATTCCATATTTTAATACTTCTCTTCTAATTAATGTTTTTATTTGTCCAATTGATGGGTCTCCAACCCTAACAAAAATAAAATTGTCTTGATAATGTTCAATTATTTTAATTGCATCATAAACGCGCTGTTTTTCCGCAGGTGACTCATAATAATTATTTAAAATCTTATCTTCATTTACTCCTGAAATATGAGCTAAAATCATTGTTTGTATTTCTTCTTTTTCCATCTCAGTTGCAAAAAATAATATTTTATGTCCTTCTCCTGTTACAACCCATTTATTTTTCTTTGTATCATATCGTTCTGGAAAAGCAATTGTACATGCGTGTCCAACCATCTGTCTAGTTTTACCAGTTCCTGAAGCACCACTAATTAAATAATATTTTTTTAATCTAGCGCCTCTAACTAAAGTATTATAAATTTCACCTTGTAAAGGTATACCAATTTCGGGATTTTGCTGTAAATTTTCAAATAATTTATCTGTTCCAGTTGCAATTAATCCTTCTTCACTATCGTCTTTACAAATATAATCGTATTGTAAATCGTTAATACCTTTTAGAAAAGTGTCAAAAATGTCTTGTAAAGTCATTTTGTCTAAATTTTCTTGTTGCTTTTTATCTTTAACAACATCTAATTCATTTTCATTATAAATTTTTGTTATATCAAAACCATCTTTTTTAAGTGCGCGAAGAGCACTTAATTTTTTTAAACGATTATAATAATAATTAAAACCGTCTAAGTTACTAACTGCTAAACAATCTTGTAAATATTGAGGTCCTCCCGCACGCTTATAAGTTTCATAACTTCCATCGAATTGTTGAAAGAAGTTATCAATATCTACAACTGAAATATTCTCCATTAAATGATTTTCAAATAAATTTGAAATTGCCATATAAATATTTTTAGCCAATGGTAAATCAAAATCATTTTTCGTAATGATATATTTTGTGTCGGCTAATAAAATAGGAGATTTTAACAAGCAGCCTATTACTTGCATCATTGCATTCTTATCGCTAAGACTTGCCAAAATATCACACTCCTACCATTCAAATTCTTCTTTGCTATAAGTTTTTACATTAACTTTTGGGCCAGTTACTTCTGGCATTTTAACTTTTCTTGTTTCTTGTTTAACCTCTTGATGATTTTTATTGTATTCAATAGCCTCTTTTAATTCTTTTTCCATCTTCTCTTTTCTCTCATAATATTTATTTGCTTCTTCGTAAACCCAAGGAATAATACCTACTCCATTGTCTGATTTAGTAATACTATTCTTTTTTACTTCATAAAAATATACTAAAGCTTTAGACATACCTTTATAAGTCATTCCCTGTCCAAGAAATTTACTTATATAAGCATTGTTTCTAGGCCCTGGTGCTTTTAATTTAAAAATACGGCAGATAATTCCATGTAATTGTTTTCTATCTGCATATAAAACTGCGCACTCTGGATGAAAATTTTTTTCATCTATTCTTATTGCTATATCTTTGTCTACTTTATTGCTTTGACTTTTGCAATATTGACATATAACTTCTCTTGCCATATTTCCTCCATTTTTTCTTTTATATAATATAATTATAACACACTGCGAATAAAAAGTCAAATAAAATAGAGTAAACCTATTCGGTTTACTCTTATACTCCTTTTAATTTAATAAAGCTTTCCACTCATCTAAAACTACTTCAACTAATTCTTGTTGTTCAGGTGTTGTTTCAGATAATTTAGTTGGTTTTCCAAAAGTTTTTAAAAGAATTTCGTTTGTTAAAACCGCATTTTTTTCTTTATTTTCGTCCATTAATTTGGTAAATACTTTTTTCGCTTCATTAATTACTTCTGCAAAATCTCTTCCTTGTTTAGTAAAGAAAGAATTTCCTTTTTCTGTTTCACTAATTTCTGTGCTATCTTCCTTAGCTTGAGCTTCTATTGCACAATAAAGTTCTTCTACTAAATTGTCATAACTCATTTCTATTTTTGGGTTAAGGAAAGAGAAACGTGAACCAGCTTCAAATCTGTCATTTCCTCTAGTGTAAATATATCTATTTCCGTCCTCACTTGATAATCTCAAGTAAGCTATAATATCAACTAATCTATTAACTATTAGTTTAGGTCTATCTGCCAATGTAGGCATAATTTTTTGGAATTCTTGTCCTGACTCAGTTTTTATAGTTCTTGTTGTTTCATGAGAAATTATTACTAAACCATAACCTAGCATAGCTATTTGTCTAAGCGCGCCATCAAATTCTTTTTTACATAAATCATACCCCTTACCCCAAGGAATATCTCCTAAGGCTTTTGGTACTTCTCCTGTACTTTCATTTATATTTGATGAGCATATATATTTCTCACAATAGTCCCAAGCTATATCAGCTGTATCAATTGTTATTGTGTTAAACTTCTCTTTTACTTCTGGTTTTTCTAATTGTTTAAGAACTTGCTTAAATTCACTCCATTTTAAAATAGGTTGAATCATTTTATTATTTAATGCATTGTAACCTGGTTCAAATGCTAATAATAAGTTCTTAGGAAACTGCGCGGCTAGAGTTGTTTTTCCTATTTTTGGACTTCCATAAATTAATATATATTTTCCTTTTAAATCTTTATTAATTTTTAC